CACGCCAGCGACGTACATCAGCGCGAACGAGTCCTGCTGCTCGCCATGCGTCAGGCGCTTGCGCACCGTCAGGGTGTCGCCGTTGGTCAGCGGGAGGATGGTCACTTCCGGTTTCACGAATCGGGACCGCATGGTGGTTGATCTATTGCTCCGGTGGTCCGAGTTTGGCGGTCAAGGTCTGACCCGCGATGACGATCGACGCCGCGAACACCGGGAAGAACCAAAAGCCCTTGTGCCCGTGTATCCGCGGCGCCGTGAACGCGATCTTGTCTCGGCCGCGCAGTTGGAACGTGTCGACGCGCTCCACGGCAGCTTCCAATGTCCAGACGCGGTCCTCACTACAGGTGATCACCCAGGTCCGCAGCCATGCGGCCTCGCGGTAGCCGCCCACGAGAAAGCGGCCGGCCTGCCCGCGGACGGTGACCGCGCGGAGAAGGAACGCCACCGCGGCGCCTCGCGCCTACGCGACGAGCGCGGCGGCCGGCAGCGTCCACGCACCGGCCGCGATGATCTCCGCGGTCACGGCCGGCGCGCCGGTGACGTTGGTGTCGATCGACGCGTCGAGGTACGCCTTCCCGCTGAACTTGTGCGGCGTGCCGGCGGTCGGCCGGTTGATGTCTGGGATCAGCTCGATGTAGCCCGGAGCCGTGAGCTCCGTCGCCTCGATGAGCGACAGGTCCTCGTCGTTCCAGAACCCTTCCAGCGAGCCCGAGAGGTCGCGGAGGCCTGGCACGTAGACCTTGTTCTGGTCCTGGAAACACGTCACTTCGATCTTGTCGGTCTTGATGTCGAGTTTGAACCCTTTGATCGACAGCAGCGCCACCGCGCTGGCGCCGCCGACCCCGGTCGGGTCCCACTTCACTTCGCCGTTGCGGCCTGACGTAATCATGATCGTCTCCTTCTCAGAGGTCCGTCGGCGTGACCACGACCTGGTAGCGCCCGCCGCGGTACTGCCAACGCAACGCGGCGTCGGCCTCGTCGGACGCCTGCTTGCGGATGCGACTCACGCGAAAGATCGCGGTGTTCCGATAGGCGGTCAGCGCGAGCGGTTGGTCCTCGAGGAGCGCGTCGATGCGCAGCGCCGCGGCGGCTGCGGCGACCGCGTTCGGCTCCTGCACGCACGCCTGCACCGTGTAGATGCAGTCCTCTTGCACGCGCCGGTGGCCTGGCCTCCCCTGCGCCACGGCGTCGCGGTTGTCGCCCAACTCCAGATAGAGAAACTTCGTCGCGCCCTGCGGCGCGAGGTCGAACCACACGCCGTCGGGCAGCAGCGTCTGCAACTCGGCGTCGCCGGCGAGGCGCGCCACGAGCGCGTCGTCAATCTCGGAGGAGTCGGCCATGCTACGGGTTCCCGCTCACCTTCAGTCCCTTGGACTCGACGAGCGCGCGCAGCGCCGGATAGAGCGTACCCTTGCGCTCGTTGTCGACGATCGGAATGAACGTCCACCGCGCCCGCTGCTGGCCGCGGCCGGCCGGCTTGCGGTACTTGCCGCGGCCCTTCGTCCGGCGCGGCTTGGTGCCGCTCTCATACAGGTGCGAGTGCGGCGCCGTGGTCAGCGCGCGCGAGGCGACCACGCCCTTGCTGCTCCGCACGCCGATCTGCACGAACACGCCGCCGCGCAGGTTGCCGGTCTTCCCCTGCGGGTACCGATTCTCGACCGCGCCCGTCGCCCGCCGTGCCGAGGCGTCGACCAGGTCTTGCCCGTCGTCGACCAGATCGAGCGGCAGGCGGCGCAACTCGGCGAGCAGTTCGTCGTACCCGTGCAGGAGCAGCTGGTTGTTCGCCATCTACGCCACGATCTCCTCGCACAAGAGCCGCAGCTCCACGTTGCGCTCGTCCAGATTCGTGACCCCGTTGACGTTGAACACCCGCCCGTCGACGCGCATCCGGGTCTTCGTCGTCAGGCCGGCGTGGTAGGGCGCCGCGACCACGTAGGAGGCCCGCGACAGGATCGTGCCTGGCTCGACGCGCTCCATGTCGCCGGCGCTCGCCGGCGAGATGCGCACGAACAAGGTCGCGATCGGCGTCGGCGGCGCCTCGGTGAAGCCGCCCTTCCCGTCCGCGATCGGCGCGCCTGGCGCTTCGAACACGGCCTCGTGCGGTCGGTGCGCGATCGACGTGCCGAGGCCGATGAAGCCCATCAGATGATCCACACGAGGCGATAGGACGCGATCGCCTCCTCATACCCGAGCGGCACGAGGTTGACCGCGTCGCTCGTCACCAGATCGCGCCCGAACGTCGCCATGTGCGCCGTCATCAACCCGACCGCCTGCAACAGCAGCGGGTCTTTCGCGCGCAGGTCGGCGCGATCGATCCACCCGACCGTGCAGCGCGCAATGCCGGTGATCACGCCGCCGACGGCCTCGACCCACGGCACATGGCCCGTCACCATGAACGCGCCCGAGCGCCAGGCCGGCGCCGCGGCCGGCTCGATCGGCGTCACCGAGTCGATCGACTGGAGCGGCAAGGCCTGACACGGCAGCGCAATCAGCCCGTCGCCCACGGTCGTGAAATACACGTCGCGGACCTGGGTCAAGAGCGCGAGGCCGGTGTCCCGTTCGACCTGACTGCGCGCCGCGGCGATGTGGTCGAGCATCAGTTGATCGCGCGGGTTCGGTGGCTCGGGCGCGACCGCGGAGGTCCATGACAGGCCGGCGCGGAGCTTGCCCTCCTCGAGGGTGAGCGGCTCCTCGGCCGGCGGTGCGATGAGCACCGAGAACGACTTCAGCGGCGACTGCCAGGGCGCAACGGTCATCGGTGCGAGTGCGTGTGCGGCGGCAGTTTCCGTGGTGGTTTCGGGTGCTTGCCGCGATAGGTCTTGGTGGTGAACGTCTCGGTCACGGTGGGCTGCGAGGCTGGCGCCGCCGACGACGGCAGGCCGAGCGGACGTTCCGCCGGCACGACCACCAGCGTGCCGGGAGGCAACGCCTGGCCGCGCGCCGCCAACTGCTCGGTGAGACGCCGCGCCACCGATTCGGGGGTGCACGCCGTGAACGGCGTGTCATCCACCGGACACGGTGGCGGCGTCTCCAAGTACCAGCTCCCGCAGCCCATCGTCTCCCCCCGACTTACGGCAGGACGACCGCGCCGAGGCCGGTCACCTCACCGAACGCGGCCGGCCGATAGACGGCGAGCGCGAGGCGCTCCTCCGCGCGAATGGCGACCAGGTTCTTGATGAAGAAGTCGGCGTGCGAGTTGGACGCCTCGACGCGGATGCCGCCCTTGCGGAAGATCTGCGCCGCCTGCTTGTAGGCGCCCACCAACGCGACCGTCGCCGGCTGCACTGGCGTGATGGCGACGGGCAGACCCCACAACGTTGGTGTCTGTATCCCGGAGAACGGCCCGCCCGACAGGTACTCACCCGTCGTGGTTTTCATGAGCGCCGTCATGCTCCAGTCTGCCGGGTTCATCGCGATCCCGTCCGGCATCAGGAACGAGGTCGAGAAGATCGCCATGATCTGCCGGAAGATCGCGTCGGCGTTCGGCTCGGCCGCGGCGCGCACGACATCGGCCGCCAAGCCGGCGCGCTTCGACACGCCGAGCAGGTTCGGCGCGATGCCGGTCCCGTTGAGGAGCTGATCCTCCTCGGCCAGCTGCACGCCGAGGCGCAGCCGCGCGTCGATGTAGGAGCGAATCTGCGCCACGTCCTCCAGCATCTCCTCCGTGACCGGGAGCCAGTGCGCGATCTTGCGCACCGGGTCGGTGACGGCCGCGAACGTGAGCGTCGACTCGGGCTTCACGCCGCCCTCCAACACCGGCGCCGCGGCGTTGGTGAAGAGCGTCTCCTGCATGTAGGCGACCGCGTTGGAGTCGGTCGTGCCCGGTGCGAACAGATCGGCGACCACGAGGCGCCGCTGCAGCGTCGCCACGATCCCGGGCTGCTGGTCGGGCAGGACGAGCGCGCCGCCCGAGGCCGGATCTTCGGTCAGGGTCGCGGCGAGAAAGAGCTCGGCGCTCGGCGATCGCCACGCCGACTGCGAGCGGTGGCCACCCTTCCGAAAGAAGTCGTACGCCTCGGAGGTGACGAACTGCTCGCCGAGCGACTTGAGCACGCGCGGCGCGGGTCGCGTCAGGGCGCTGGCGGTCAACTGGTTCAACTGTTCGTTGATCGCCTCGGTGCCCTTCAGGCGCGCGATCTTGTCCTTGAGCGCGGCGCCCTCGCTCGTGATCGCCTGAATCGCCGCCTTCTCCTCGTCGGTCATCTCGCGGTCGTCGTCCTCCGCGAGCTTGGCGGTCTTGGCGAGCAGGGTGAGCCCTTCCTGCTTCTTGGCTTCCAGATCGCGCTCCAATTTTGCGAGATTCAACATCGCGGTTCTCCTACAGCCCGAGGGCATAAAGCGCCCGCTCGGCCTCGCGCCGCGCGCGCGCCCGCTCGGCACCGGTGGCCTTCACAGGCTCCTGCGGTGGATCGGGGACGGGTGCGGGCGCCGGCACGGTGGCGTGCGCGGGAAGTCCGGGAACGGTCGGCGCCGGCGCCAGCAGGCGCGCGAGCGTCTGGTCGAGGGTGGCAATCTCATCGACCATGCCAGCGGCGAGCGCGTCGGTCGCATTGACCACGGCGCCCTCGCCGAAGCCGGCGCGCACGGCCTCGGGCATCACGCGCCGGCCATGCGCCACGTCGGCGACGAAGTGCTCGTAGTGGAAGTTCACCTGGCCGGTCAGCGTGGCGCGCGCCGAGGCGCTGAGCGGCTCAGCCTCGTTGCCGTCGATCTTGTACTTGCCGGCCGAGATGAACGTGAGCTTGATGCCCTCCTGCTCGAGCATCGCCGACAGGTCCTCGTGGATCGTGAACACGCCGATCGATCCCACCGAGGCCGAGGGTGCCGCGACGATCTTCGTCGCGCAGGCACCGCACCAGTACGCGGCACTGAGCATCTGGAAGTTGGCGACGGCGATGATCGGTTTCTTGGCGCGCGCGGCGAGCACCTGGCGCGCAAACTCCGAGGCGCCGAGGACCGACCCGCCAGGCGAGTCGATGTCGAGGACGATCGTCTGCACGTCCGGGTGGGCGACGGCGGCCTCGAGGGCGCGACCGGCCTGTTCGAACGTGGTCCCGCCACTGAAGTCGGTGAGCGCGTTCATGCGCGGCGCAATGACGCCGTGGATCGGCAGGACCGCGAGGCCGCGCTCGACGAGCGGGGCGGTCGCCTCGCGCGGTTCGAAGTCGTCGTCGTCGAACGCGAACGGATCGCCCTTGACGCGGCGGCCGAGGACGCGCGCCACCACGGCGAGCATCGGACGGGAGATCGCCCACGGTTCACTGACCGCCAGGCTGAGGACGCGATCGATTGCGTGCGCGCGTTTCTTAGCCATACAGACCCGCCTCCCGGGCGGCGTTGAAGGCCTCCTCGCCGGCGACGAGCAGGCTCAAGGTGTCGGCATTGACGGTGGTGGCGAGAGCGGCGGCCTCGCGCGCGGCGAGGTCCGGTGAGGCGCCGGCGGCGCGATAGAGCGGATGCAGGTCCGCGGCGAGCTCGCGGTCCCAGCGCGAACGGTCGAACGCCGCGGCACGCTCGGCCGCCGGCAGTTTGTCGAGGCGCGCCGCTTGTCGGCGCCAGGTGTCGCGGATGACCGGCGCCGTGAGCTGCGCGCCGAGGGCGCGACCCGGATCGGCCGGCGTCGGATTGGTGGTCATGTTCAACGGCTGCGCGACGCGATCGGCGCTCGGGTCGTTCTTGATCGACGGCAGGTTGAGGCGCGCGCGGCCTTCATTCAGCGTCACCACCGGCCGCCCGACCAACGTCTGCATCGCCGACGCCTGCTCCTCAAACGACCCGCGCAGCTTCTGGTCGATGTTGAACTCCGTGTAGATGTCGTCCTGGTCGTCGCACTCGGGCAGCAGCTGCCGTTCGAACTCCTCCTGCAGCATCGTGAGCCACGGACCCAAGCAGTCCTGATACAGGTTCTTGTGCTGCTCGCGGATGTTGCTGAACGTCGCGTGGTCGAGGATGCCGACCATCGGCAGCGGGACGTGGTAGGCGCGCGCCACCTCCTCGCGCGACAGTTTGCGCGCCTCGGTGAACTGCGAGTCGCGCGGCGAGTACGACGTGGCGGTGAACGTCATGCCGTCCTCGAGGACCGGGACGCCGCCGGCGTTCGACGGGCCGGCGTAGCGCATCTGCCACTGTTCGCGGAACGCCTGCTTCTGCTCCGGCGACCACTTCGGCGCACCCTGCGGGCGCGTGATCACGCCCTCGACGCGCGAGACGTTGTTGTAGTAGGCGCGGCGGTACGCGCTGCCCGCGGCCTCCTCGGCGAGCATCCCGCGCAGCGTTTCGATCGGGCTCAGCCCCATGAGCGGATTGGTCGGGTCGTAGCCGTTGAAATGCACGATGTCCCGCGGCTTGATCTCCATCACGTTGCCGTCGGGCAGCGTCCACCAGAACACCGAGGGCAGGAGCCAGCC